TACATTTATGAAGAAGACGAAGATTAAATATGTGTTTGACGTAGACGGTACATTGACTCCTAGTAGGGGAAGAATGAACAAACACTTTGCAGTGTGGTTTAGTAAATTTTGCGAACATAATGATGTATACTTAGTTACTGGTAGTGATAAACCTAAGACTGTAGAACAAGTTGGTGCATACATCTATCATGCATGTAAACGAGTGTATAATTGTTCTGGTAATGACGTATATGAGCGTGACCAAAACTTGAGAAGAAACGAATGGAAGTTACCAGAACTAGCAAGAACATTCCTTATTAGCTGTGAATACGAAAGTGGTTTTGGTTTGCGTACAGGAAGACATATTGAAGAACGTCCTGGATGTGTAAACTTTAGTGTAGTTGGCAGAAATGCTACTAAGAAGAATCGTGCTGAGTATGTCTTGTGGGACAAGAAAATTGATGAACGTTCCAATATAGCAAACGCATTTAACATGATGTTCCCAGACCTACAAGCTAACGTTGGTGGAGAGACTGGAATAGATATAGCTCCAAAAGGTGCAGACAAATCACAAATTCTAACTGACTTCAAAGGTGCTGAAGTCTATTTCTTTGGAGATGCAATGGATGAGGGTGGTAACGATTATGCTTTGAAAATTGCGAATAAATACGGTAAGAACTTTACAGTCAAAGACTGGAAGGACACATGGGATAAACTTAAAGAATTAGGAGAGTAATATGTTTACGATTGAAATGGATTGGGACGAAACTGCATTGACCATACTAGATTCGACAGGAAACCACGAAGATGTTCAATTCCTGATTTATGATGATGTTGCTTATATTCGTCAGTGGGATCAAGATGGTGGCGGCTATTCTCTTATCGAAATGTCACCAGAACAATTTAATGAAATGAATGCGGCAATGCACTTACCAGAAGGTGCTTATTTAATGGGGTCAAACGATGATTGATATTTACGGAACACCAACATGTTCATTCTGTGTTAGGGCTAAGAAACTATGTGAGCGTATGGGACTTAAGTACGAATACAAAGATATTACCTACACCAAGTATAGAGATGAACTTGACAATTTGCTCACTGAAGGGTATAATACTGTACCACAAATATTCCGTTATGGAAAACTTATTGGTGGGTATAGCGAATTAGCCAAAGAACTTGAAGACACTTCTGGTGGATTTGGTGATGGAAAACTATAAAGGAGATATATTATGAAAACAACTATGGTTGATCCACCAAGTGGATGGAAGTATGGCTTCCCAAAAGCGTTACCAAATCCTCTGCCCCAACCTTGGAGCCTAACCCTTTGGTTGATTTCTGAAGGTTACCCAGAGATTGAACTGGCGAAGTATGGCGATTTCTTTCAATACGTTAGAATGTGGGAAGTAGACAACGAAGACCCAAATGACGTAGATAAAGTAGCAGGGCGTGGTTATGATTAATCTTGATGATGTAACTCGCGTAGAGGTTATTGATAACAACGGAAGATCATACACAAAACATAATGTTGAGCGTGTATGGCTTTCGTTGCAAGATGATAATCGAACTTTGAAAGTCATGGTAACCTTCGAGGATGAAGAGGAGATTCGCATTGATTGAGGTATGGACATTAGTATTAATAAGTCTCATGTTTAATGGAGAATACCACGAACCCACAGTAGAAGGTCATTGGACTTATGATACTATGATAGAGTGCTTTGAAGCACGATCTGTACTTGGGTTGCAGATCAGTGGAGAGCATGGAACATTTCCTAAAGGTAGCCAAGCAGTCTGTATTCCAAGGGTTGTTGAACCAACATTATAAATAACTTCATAACATCATGGAGTTTATATTATGTGGCACTACAAAGGCAAAGAGTTTACGTCTGAGATGATTGGGGAATACATTGGTTTCGTGTACCTTATCACAGACAAGTCTAACGACAAAAAATACGTTGGAAAGAAACTACTGAGGTCTGTTCGTAAGTTGCCACCTCTCAAGGGGTACAAGCGAAAGCGTACTGTTATAAAAGAGTCGGATTGGAAAACCTATTACGGTTCTTCTGAGGCTGTACAGCTTATGCTTGAAGAAAAAGGTGCTGATAATTTCCATAGAGAGATACTAACTCTATGCATGAAAAAAGGCGAACTTGGCTACCTTGAAGCCAAATACCAGTTTGAGCATGACGTACTACTGCGTGATGACTATTACAACGGTATCATTAACTGCAAAATTCATAGAAGCCACGTAAAAGACTTGACATTTCTAATAGAATAGTGTATCCTATTAGAAATTCTAGGAGTCGTGGTGATATGAAAATACAAAGAAAAAGTGCCTACAGCGGCAAAGTTCGTTCTAAAGATATACCAGTAGCCCCAGATGATTGGGCTTTGTATGAAACAGGAATGGTTTGTATTAGCGAAGCCATGCCATATCTATCAGATAGAGATCGTGAGTTTATCTTATCTGGCATAGTAGAGGGTGAATGGGAAGAAGCATTTAAAGCAGAAAGTGATATTGCATGATTATATTATTCAACGGTCCTCCAGCATCAGGTAAAGATTGCGCGGCTGATCTTTTCAAAACCAAGGGGTACAAACATCTTTCATTCAAGTACCAATTGTTTAAAGAAACCTTTAAGTATTTTGATGTGAGTGAAGATTGGTTCATGACTGATTATGACAATCGTGACGTAAAAGAAAGAGCATCTGTTCATCTTGGGGGTTTCTCTCGACGTGAGGCTATGATCCATGTATCAGAAAATGTTATCAAACCAAAACGTGGACTAGATTACTTTGGTAAAATGGTAGCAGAAGAGATAGACCCAAATAAAGATTATGTTATATCTGATGGTGGGTTCTCACATGAGTTGTTTCCTATCATAAATAAAATTGGAGCTAAGAATTTCGTACTTGTACAGCTTGTACGTGATGGGTGTGATTATTCAACAGATAGCCGTAGATACTTTAATGGTAATATCGTGCGTGAATATGTCATTTCATCAAGAACTGAGATTGACACTAAATACATGCAAGACTACAAGTTCGACGTAAGGACACACAGAATACACAATAATGGAACTATTGCAGACTTGCATAACGCTCTAAACGCAATACATAAAGAGGAAACGAATGTCAAAGTCAAAGAAAGAGCATAGTGCTGAGCCAAAGGCAATAACAAAGGATTCACAATCGATGTTCTATGAGAATCCATACGATGTTGAAACTTTTTTTGAAGGAATGGAAATAGCAGGGCGATATGATAAAGAACTACTCTATGTAGATCGTTTCATTGCCAACCTAAGACTAGACCCACTCCAAGATGCGGCTGACGTGGTTTTTAAAGTTCTAAGCAAAGACTTAGGTTTGGTTAAATTCGTACCTAAGTAGTAAGTGACAAATAAGGAATATATATTATGGGAATTGAACAATCATATAAAGATGGCATCATTGCCAATCTAAAAGAAAGAACTTGCGAAGTAACTTTCACTAAGCAAAATGGTGATGTTCGTGTAATGCAGTGTACACTGATGGAAAGTGTACTGCCAATCGCAAAAAAAGAAGAACCCCTTACACAGAAAAAAGTTCGCGCCGTGAGCGAAGAAGTTTGCGTGGTGTATGATGTGAAAGCCCCAGGTTGGCGTTCATTTCGTTGGGATTCTGTAACTGATTTTAAACTATTGTAATTCGGAGAATTAATAATGAGCATGATTCATAAAGGACATATTGTCGAAAGCGAACAATCTAAGAACGCTAACGGTGGTACAGAGATGATGCGTAAGCGTCTATTAGACAACGTGGACTTTGACCTGTTGAGTGATGTAGCTATTCACTTTTCAAGACCAAGACACGTACCAGCAGATGTCAATAAGAATATTCTATACTGCCATGATCTAGCACAAGACCCAGAAAATGCGGTATTGCGCAATGAAAAGTGGAAACAGTTTGACCATTTTGTGTTTGTTTCGCAGTGGCAACGTGATCAATATATTGCGATGTATGGACTTCCACACTCTAAGTGTTCTATCATTCAGAACGCCGTAGAGACTGCCTACGAGCCAAGAGAGAAACCGACTGAACAAATTCGGTTTATTTACCATACAACGCCTCACAGGGGCTTAGAATTGCTCTATCCAGTATTTGACGCACTGACTAAGGTGCATGATAATATTCACCTAGACGTTTTCTCTTCTTTTTCTATCTATGGATGGGAACAGAGAGACGAACCATACCGTGAATTGTTTATGGAATTGACAGATCATCCCAACATTACCTACCATGGCGCACAGCCTAATGAGGTAGTTATGGAAGCGTTGGAAAATGCACACATCTTCTTGTATCCATGTATTTGGCAAGAGACGTCGTGCATTGCAATGATCGAAGCTATCCGTTCTAGTGTACTTTGCATTCACCCCAACATTGGTGCTTTGGGTGAGACAAGTGCTAACGCAACTATTCAATACAACTACAACGAAGATAAGTCTGCACATGCTAATATTGCTTACGCATATGCTAAGCAAGTTCTTGACATCCAAAAAGATGATCCAAACTTTCTTACTAAGATGACAACAAGCGATAGAGCGCAGTTGTATCCTCATAGTATTGATATATTTAAGAGCAACTGGACAAAGTTGTTGCTAGAATTGAGAGCTAATGGCTGATATTATAGAGTTTCCCAAGCAAAAAAGGCTTGGGACGCCACCCCAAAATGAAGATGAACTTGAAGAACAAGTAGCAGACTTCAGATATGGGTTGGCTGATCAAGTTTCAGAACTGATATGGCAAAGTGTATTAACTGAACTTATTAGAAGTGGATGTGATTTTGGTGATGATCCATCAGAATACTTCCCTTCTATAGTTCTTGTTTTGGAAACAATTAAATCACTACATCTACTGAGCCAAGGATTGCACCATCCACTACAAGACTTTGCGAATGATGCGATAGATTTAGACGAATATCACGAAGAGGTAGATAAAATACTTGACAATGAGGAAGATATAGATTAGAATGATCTATAAACAAAACAAAGAGAAATATAATGGCAATACTAATGGACTTCAATCAGGTTATCCTTGCTTCGCTTTTTCAAGCAGTAGGTAACCATACGAACATAGACATTGATGAAAACGTCATTCGTCATATGTTCTTGAACTCAGTACGGATGAACCGAAAGAAATTTCATAACGATTATGGTGAGATAATTATTTGTGCTGATGGCAAAAACACATGGAGACGCGAGGCGTATCCGTACTATAAAGCTAATCGCAAGAAGACACGAGACAAGTCTGATCTTGATTGGAATAATGTTTTTAATATTATGAACGTTATCCGTGATGAGATGCGAGAATTCTTTCCGTATAAGGTAATCCATATTGATCACTGTGAAGCAGATGACATCATTGGTACTATTATTCACAATGAAGGTACGACGATGAACACAGGCGCTGAAAAGTACCTTGTACTGTCTGCCGATAAAGACTTTATTCAACTACAGACGTATGCGAATGTTGATCAATATGATCCTATCCGTAAGCGTTGGTTGAGTGACAATAACCCCACGCAGTTCCTTGAGGAACATATCATCAAAGGTGATAGCGGTGATGGTGTACCTAATATCCTATCGCCTGACAATTGTTTGGCTGTTGGAGAACGACAGAAGCCTATGACACAGAAGCGTATGGCTTTATATAAAGGCACTAGTGAGAATATGGATGAGGAAACTATCGCAAGATACAATCGGAACAAAAAGATGATTGACTTGAATGAAGTACCTCAGAACTATAAAGATATGATCATGGCTGAATATAACAAAGAGGAAACCGTTGGACGATCACAGTTGTTCAGCTTCTTTATTACCAAGAAACTAAAAAACTTAGTTTCAGATATACAGGACTTTTAAAATGGCAGTAAGACGATCTATTTCAGAAATCGTAAATCATGTACAAACACTCGACTCTAAGAGCGAAAAGATCGCATGGTTGCGCGAAAATGACAGCCAACCGTTGCGAGTTGTGCTAAAGAATATATATGATGTAGGGGTAAAGTTTTTAATACCAGACACACCCCCACCGTGGAAACATAATGAGTACGAAGATGAAGCAAAAGCCCTTCTATTCCAAGAAGCGCGTAGACTTCGTATCTTTGTAGAAGGTGGTGGTTATGACACTCTGAAGCCAATGAAACGTGAACAGTTGTTCATCAGCTTATTGGAAGACATTGATAATGACGATGCTAATTTATTGGCAAACCATATGATATCGCATAAGTCTGTTAAAGGTCTTACAAAGAAAACATTAATGGAAGCATTTCCAGAACTAATCGAAGAGTAAAAGAATATGGCTAAAAGTTTTAAGAAGTTCCGTGAAGATTACGACGAAGAATGGGGATCAGGCGATGATGCTGTCGATGACAAAGAGTATCGGATGAAACAACGCCGTGATCGAAAGCGCATGAAGCGTGAAGAGAAACAAGCAAACTTCTCTGATAAAAAAGACGATTAAGAAAGATATATATTATGATGATGAATGAAAAAGTAATAATGGTAGACTGTGATGGTGTACTACTCGAATGGACATACAGCTTCTTTAGATGGATGGAGAAACAGGGCTACAAGCCTGTAGACCCAACCATCTCGACATACTGCATGGGTGCTACGTTTGGCATCACACCAGAGAAAGCACATGGACTAATTGAGTATTTCAACCAGTCAGCGGCTGTTGGATGGCTGACACCATTCCGTGATGCTGTTAAGTATGTGCGCAAATTAAACCAAGATCATGGATATGTATTCCATGTAATCACATCTCTATCAGATGACATCTATGCAGGTAAGCTACGAAAGAAAAACCTTGAAGCTGTATTTGGTCGAAAGATTTTCGAAGAAATCATCTGCCTACCGTGTGGTGCTGACAAGGATGAGGCTCTTGAACCATATCGTGATAGTGGATGTATCTGGGTTGAAGATAAACCAGAGAATGCCGTACTTGGTGTAGAGATGGGGTTGAACTCATATCTCCTAACCTCAAACCACAGCAAAGATTTTTCTCACCCAAATGTAACAAATATTAAAAATTGGCGTGGTTTGTACGACTCAATTGTATAAATACATGTATGGAAAAGTAAGGAGCGTTAATGCCTACCTATAGTTTTGAAAACAAAGAAACACATGAACAGTTTGAAGAGAGTATGCCTTGGGCAGACTTAGAGCATTACCTAGAGACTAATCCTAAAATCAAACAAATTTTTACAAAGTTTCCGGGGTTCGTTGACCCGTACCGTCTTGGGCGAATGAAGCCCGATGAGGGATTTCGTGATGTACTTAGAAACGTTAAACATCATCATAAAAAAGATAACATCAACACATTCTAATAAAAATTGTTGGGTTATCGCTAGGAGGTTTCATGACAAAACAGCGCAGATTATCTCGCAAAGAAAAGCGTAGACTAGACAGAGACAGTGATCATTTAGTAAGCATTTTAAACCAAAAGTTCGCAATGCGCCAAATTTCACCACTAACCGTCTCTCAATCTGACTTATTCAACTCTTATAAAGAAGGAAAAAATCTCGCCGCTATAGGTACGGCAGGCACAGGTAAAACGATGTGCGGCCTATATCTAGCAATGTCAGACGTCATGACAAAAAAAGAATATGAAAAGATCGTGATCATTAGATCAGCAGTACAAACAAGAGAACAGGGATTTATGCCTGGTTCTCAAGCAGAAAAGGCGGCTGTATTTGAAGCCCCATACCAAGACATCGCAAATGATTTATTCGGAAGGAAAGATGCATACCAAATTCTAAAGCAAAAGGGGATGATTGAGTTTATGACATCTTCGTTTGTTCGTGGATTGACCTTTGACAACGCAATTATCCTAGTTGATGAGTGCCAGTCCATGACATACCACGAATTGGATACGATCATTACACGTGTTGGTGAATCGTCAAAAATTATCTTCTGTGGAGACACAAGACAAGATGACTTGGCAACCAACCGTAACAGGGCAGATATTTCTGGTCTTGGTGATTTTATGAAGGTTCTTAAAGACATTCCGTCATTCAAAACAGTTGAATTTACAGTAGATGATATTGTTCGATCTGGTTTGGTGAAAGAATATATCATCGCCAAAGAAAAGATATTGGAAGCCGCATAATGCCAGAAGCCGCTAGAGGAGATGCAGTAGAGACTGTAGATACAGTACACGTAGCCGTTGGGGATGCAAACCCTAACGATGGTATCGCTTGTGATGCGGCTCCGACTACGACATCTACTAATGTTTGTAGTGGCAAAGTTTTTGCAGAAGGTACTGGCGTTGTTCGAAAGGATGACGCCGTTACCGCCCACACATTCCCCGGATGCGCAACTCACACTCCAGGATTATCATCTTACAGTGGCAAAGTTTTTATCGAAGGTAAAGGTGCTGGACGTAAGGGCGATACTTATCAATGTGGCGCAGAAATCACATCTGGATCAGGTAAAGTATTTTTAGGTGGATAAATAATTTTTTCTGTGGTATAATACAGAATCAATAGAAAGTTATATTATGTTTAATCATGTGAAGCACGACGTAGAACTGCCTACGTTGACTAGAAAAACGACTGAGGGTGGACGAAGATACTTCACCCCAGAAGGTAACGCATACCCATCAATAACTACCGTGTTAGGTATATTGAGCAAACAGGGTATCCTTGAATGGCGCAAGAAGGTTGGCGAAGTAGAAGCCAATAAGATATCCCAACAAGCATCTGTAAGAGGTACGGCAGTCCACAAGTTGGCTGAGGACTATCTAAACAACGATCCAAATTGGAAAGAAGGCGCAATGCCAACTAACCTATTCTCGTTTGAAGACATCAAGAAAATCATGGATAAGCGCTTGGATAACATCTGGATGCAAGAGGTGTTCTTGTATAGTGATCGTTTAAAGACTGCTGGACAGGTTGACTGTATTGCAGAGTTCGATGGGCAGTTGTCTATTATTGATTTCAAAACATCTCGAAAACCAAAGAAAGAAGAATGGATTACAAGTTACTTCATTCAAGCATCTTTCTACGCCGCCGCTTTCTATGAGAGGACAGGTATACCTATTAAACAGGGCGTAATTCTTATTACTGTAGATCATCATGAGCCTCAAGTATTCAAGATAAATACATACGATTATTTGGAACACTTCTTAAATGTACGCAAAGAGTACAAAAAACAAAAAGGAATATGATATGAGAGAGAAAATGATTAATGCTATGATCCAACATGCGATTGGACATATCGAAAAGCACAAAATGAATGTAGAAGTATATCTAGCCAACCCAGCGGGTATTGGTGAACATCCTGATGTATTTGAAGCCATGGAACAAGAGATTATGGAAATTGCCAAGTACCAAGATGTGTTAGATATGCTAGAAAAACATTTTTAAAACAAAGTTGTTGACAACGTTTGATAGATTCGCTATAAATTAAGAGTAAGTTAAGAATCAAACGAAAGAGAGAATGACATGACTGCTTTTACAAATGAAAACCTAGACTTCCACGGTGGCTACTTGATGTTTCGTGGCGCTTATGAAGGTCAGCCAGTTTATGAAAACAAGCCAAACATACACCCTTCGAATGTTGGTCGTCGTATTGACTTGTTCATCGCTCGTTTTAAATACAGTGGTACTCCTATCACTAAAGCAAAATTTGTTAAAGAGTTGAAGGCAAATTGGACTGTTGAAGAATACGCCGCTAAACGTGCCGAAGGTTTGACACCACACGCTATCATCGAAACCAAAAACCCAACATGGTCTAAGGACATCATTGCTAAGTGGAAAGCTAAGAAAGGAATGTAATGCGTTACATCATCATTGACCCAGACGAAGGAATTTTTCTGGGTACAAGAAAAGATGAAGAAATGGGTGGGATGGGAATGTTGTTCTCATCTCACAATTTTTTATACATCACCAGAGCAACTTGTTGGAAGACTAGGCAAGAAGCCACATCTTACATGTACAGACACATTAAACGTCATCTGGAACATTGTTTCGTGGCAGAGATCGATAGCGATACCAAAGAACAATTCGTTAGTATTCCAGATATATGTAGGTCTGGTTTTGGTGGTTATGCTTGGGACATGATAGATGTCATGCCCACACCAAGCCAAGAACTTCATTAAAAGTTGAAAAAAGTTGTTGACAACGTTTGATAGATTCGTTACAAAGTAAGAGTAAGTTAAGAATCAAACGAAAGAGAAAAAAATGTCAATTAATTATGTTTCAGCCGATAATAGTGGTCTTGTTTTTAGCATTGAATGTGCAGACCAAGGTTCAATAGAGTGTAGAGCCGACACTGTAGAAGACGGTGTGTATTGGGTCAATAAGTACGGCATCGACAACAATGAATTGTACTTCTCTTCTTCAATGGACTTTGCGACTGAAGAAATGTTTGAAACAGACATGGGCGCTAAAATCATGTTTGAAGAAATTGTTGCTCAATCACAAAATTATAGTTGACATCTACAAAAACTATGTTACATTAATATATGTAATGAAAACAAACTTAAAACCTTGAAAGGGTTATATCATGGCACACGAACTTGAAATGATTAACGGCGAAGCACAAATGGCGTATCGCGCAAGCAACGGTCTTCCTTGGCATGGACTAGGAACACCAGTAGGTGATGACATGTCACCACAAGAGATGATGGAAGCCGCCAATCTTAATTGGGGCGTAGAGAAGGTTAATACCTACTTCCGCTTCAAAGGTGACAACATCGCTACAGGTCAACAAGCACTAGTACGTGAGACAGACGGTAAAGTTCTAACACAAGTAGGTAAGAACTGGAACCCTGTACAGAACCCAGAAGCTTTCGACTTCTTCACAGAGTTTGTTTCTAACGGTGATATGGCTATGGACACTGCGGGTTCTCTTAAAGGTGGACAGATCGTATGGGCTATGGCTGATGTGAAGGACGGTTTCTCACTCTTTAATGGCGACGAAGTGAAAGGCTACTTGCTCTTTTCAAACCCACATATGTACGGTAAGTCAATCGATATCAAATTTGTGATGGAGCGTGTAGTATGCAACAACACTCTTGCAGTAGCGTTGAGTGATGATCGTCAAGCTTCTGTGCGTGTCAACCACCGTACACAGTTCAATCCAGAGCGTGTGAAAGAAATCCTTGGTGTTTCTCACAACAAAGTAGAGCAATTCAAAGAAGCCGCTGAGTTCCTTGGTAGCCGCAACTACAAGCGTGAAACCCTTGAGAAGTTCTTTGGCAAAATCTTCGGAGAGTCTACTCGTGAAGACCAGACACTTTCAACTACAGCACGTCGTGCAATGGAAGTAACTGAGAACCAACCTGGTGACAACTTTCGCCCAGGGACATGGTGGAATGCTTACAACGCAGTGACATACATGGCTGATCACGAGCTAGGACGTTCTGCTGATACACGTATGACTTCTGCTTGGTTTGGTAATAATGCAAACCGCAAAGTTAAAGCACTTGACTTGGCATTGGAAATGGCTGATGCATCTTAAAGTAACAGATGTAATATTACTGGGGGTAGCTTTAGGGCTACTCCTAATTTGGACAGACCCTTTAATGATCATTCGTGGAATAAATTAAATGAATTATACTATGTTTTTTATGGCATCACACTTAGGTGGCGCTATAGCATACCAAAATACTGGTGACACAACGTACCTCTTTTTAAACTTGGCTGTAATGGGATACGCATTATTCCAATTCATCAAGGTATGTGTCTTAGTTCTTAGCCCAAATTGGGACGTTGAACTGGCGTATGCTCAGCACATCCCAGATAGTTGGAAGCTTTTACACAACGCGACCCAAGCATTTTCTGTCTATATGTTCTATGTAGCAGGATGGACTTTTGTTTCGGGTTTTTCTGCCCTTTACCTTCTTGTTGTGGCAATTTCACTTATTATCACTATGAGTAACGTAAACTTGGGTGACATCGAAGGAGACGACGAATGAAGATACTTATCATGGGTCTGCCAGGTAGTGGCAAGAGTACCCTTGCAAAGCCCCTAGCAGAGCTTCTGGGGGGCGTGTGGGTCAATGCTGACATCATACGAACAAGCTACAACGATTGGGACTTTTCGCCAGAAGGGCGCATCAGACAAGCAAATCGTATGAAGCATTTATCAGATGGAATTGTAATGGCAGATAGAGTTGCAGTAGCTGACTTTGTTTGCCCCACAGAAGAAACAAGATCACAGTTCAATCCAGACTTTACAGTATGGATGGATACTATTTCTCGTGGTAGATTTGAAGATACGAATGATATGTTTGAGCCACCTGAGAACGTAGACTATCATGTAGAAAAATGGTTTACTAATACCCCAGATGTCTTGCACAGAGTAGTGCAACGATATGTGGCAATTAAAGATGGAAAAAAATGGGAAGGAGAACTGTAATGGTTGACGTAATTAAACAAAACTTCGAAAGATTTGATGGTGAAAATCCACATGTGTTTGAAGCATTCAAAAAGTTCGCAACGCAAGTTAAAGATACTGGAAAGAATAGCTATTCTGCCAAATCAATTTTTGAGCGTATGCGTTGGCACTCAGAAATCGAAACAGTGGGGGAGTCTTTTAAGTTGAGTAATAACTATACGGCTCACTACGCAAGAAAACTGATGAATGACTGCCCAGAGTTTGAGGGTTTCTTCAGAACAAAGGAGCTTAGAGCTTAATGTTTGATTATAAGAAACCAACAGTACAAATGCTAGGACGTTGGCAACCTTGGCACGATGGTCATACAGAGCTATTTAAGAAGGCTCACGCTATCACTGGACAAGTTGTTATCATGGTACGTGACGTATTCAACTACGATGGTGACGCAGGCGCTGGGCGCACTGCTGAGCAAGATGACAACCCCTTTGGTATGATTGACGTCATTGCTAACATCGAAAGAGGACTAGCCCCACACGGCTTCCATAACGGTCACCAGTACCTTATCTTAGAGGTTCCTAACATTGTTGATATTAGCTATGGACGTGGTGTAGGATACACATTCACTGAGCATGACTTGGGTGAAAATGTGCATAATATCTCTGCAACTAAAATTCGTAAACAAATGAGAAAAGAGGGGAAATTATAATGGCAAATTATGTAAACTTTACGGTAAACTTTGATCAAATCAACGAAGCCGCAACAGCAAAACTAAAAGAGCTTTATGCTCGTATTCGTAATGAAGAAAGCAGTCACGCATGGTTTAGTGACATGTTCGTTGAAGGCGACTTGACTTATGAAGATACAGGCAAGTATGAATGGACAACTGCAAATATCGGACCTAAGTGGTGTTACCTTGAAGAATTTGATGAAACTTTCATGAATGGAACAAGCGCATGGTGTTACCCAGAAGAAGGTATTACCAAACTTTTGGAAATCCTAGAAGAATTCGATCCAGACATTATCACTTCTGTTACATACGAAGATGAATGTCCCAACTTTGTTGGTTGTGCTATTTTCGAGGGTTCCGTGCAAGTTGATGGTTTGGAATATGATTACGAAGAAATCCGCGAAGTTGTCATTGGAGCTTCTGAAATTCTAAATGAAGATTCATGGAATTCAGATGATGAAGAATGGGTAGATGATGAAGCCGAAGATGTCTTCCAAGAAGAACTGTGGGAAACTCTCCACATTAGCATGATGGAAGTGATCACACCGACTATACAGGATCAGATAGAACTACAAGCCAGCCGAAAAAAACAAGCCGAATAAAAAGGTTGACATTATATCAATCATAATGTAATATGTATGAAAAGAAAGTATGGAAATATGATTGATATACCCACAAACTGGACATTTAATGACGTCAAGGTTGCAAGCAACTTTGACGATCATGTGCGCGAACAACTACCTTGGTACGATATGGTAAGTAGTGCTATTGCTCAAATAGCTAATCACTACATACCAGAACAGGGTACTGTTTATGATGTTGGTGCGAGTACAGGTAATGTAGAGCGTACCTTGAAGTCTATTCTCATTGAGAGAAACGTAGACTTTATTCCGATTGAGAAAAGCCAACAGATGGCTGATATGTACACTGGTGACAATCCTGTGATTGTTGCAGATGCCACAGAACATTCATTTCAAGAGTTTGACTTTGGTGTAATGTTTCTCACAATGATGTTCATACCACCACACAGACGAAACTTATTGCTTGATCGTATGATGGACAGTCTCAGAGATGATGGTGCTTTGGTTATAGTAGAGAAAACTATTCCCACAGGTGGGTATGTATCTACCGTGCTTTCTCGACTTACGTTGAGAGCAAAGATGCAAAGTGGCGCGAAACCAGACGATATCATAAAGAAAGAATTATCTTTGTCTGGTGTACAGCGTCCGATAAATCCAGAAACTCTTTTTAGTTCATACAAATACACTGAATTTTTTCGCTATGGTGAATTTGGTGGTTATATCATAGAAAGAAACGAAGCATGAAGGTATTCGATATATTCAGTGGCAGTGGTGGCTACAGTCTAGGGTTTGAACAATCTGGCATGGAGACTGTTGCGTTTTGTGAATACGAAGAATACGCCAAACGTGTTTTGAAAAAGAATTGGCAAGGGGTTCCCATATATGGTGACGTCACAACAGTAACTGGCGAAGACCTTAAACGTGATGGGGTTGACTTTGATTTGATCTGTGGTGGGTTTCCGTGTCAAGACATATCTATAGCTGGTAAAAACAAAGGTATCATTGAAGGCGAACGTTCTGGCCTTTGGCGTGAATTTAGGAGATTAATTGATGAAACAAAACCAAAATATGCAGTTATTGAAAACGTCAGCGCATTGCTTTCAAGAGGACTTAATGTCATTCTGCAAGACCTTGCCGAAATCGGGTACGATGCGACTTGGACGATGTGCGACAGCCAATACTTTGGAGTCCCACAGCGAAGACGTAGAGTTTACATTCTGGCAGTCCGTGATGGAATCCCCGAAGGAGCCGATATATTCGGATTTGTCGAGCGCAGTGACAAAGCAATCCAATCCAAAACTTTACATATCCAAGAAAGCCGCCCTTGGAATTTTGAACAGGGATGCAAAGACGGATATCCATTTGCCTTCTTTACTAGACAAAGAAGTGACCAGTTTGGCGAAAAAGGAGTAGCATCTACTATCTTGAAACGTGATTACAAAGACTTTACTGATCTGGTACTAGACAGTGGTGGTCTACGTAAGTTGGCTGTTAATGAGCGTTTAGCCCTACAGGGTTACCCTACTGACTTTTTTGATGGTTGTGATCTATCTAATATGCAATTGTACATGCTGAATGGAATGACAGTTCCTGTTGTTAAGTGGCTTGGTGATCGTATTATGAATTTTGATCGTCAAGTAACAGACGGTACTTTAGTTCCACAGTACGAAAAACCTACAACTTTAGAAGATTTTTTTATATAAACCTGTTGACACCACACGAATCATAGGCTATACAGTATAGGTAACAACAAGAAAGATACTGAGATGCATAAGAAAGAAACATTTGTGTTTGAAACGAAAGAAGCCGCCCAAGCTGAAGTAGATAGCTATGCGAACGTTCGTTATACTGCGCCTAATGCAGACTATTATGTACGAGGTCCTTTTTTCAATGACGGTATCAATTCTGTCACTGGTGAACAGTGGCAAGAGCCTCATTGGTCTGTAACTGTAGAAAAGTATTGGTAGGAGATACGATATGTATAAATCAAATCAACAAGAACTTCTTTGTGAAATGAACAAAGCCTTTAATGTTGCTGTTTGGAACAGCGAAAACTTTGAAAAGGATATTCACGGTATCGACTGGGATATGGTGAAGAAAGAAATCTGGGATAAGATGGGCGCATTCATTCAAGAAACAAAGCAGAGTGCTTTGGCATCATCGTGGTTCGACTGGTCTGTAGAAGATCATATCAAAACAGTAGGGGGATAATGTCTTTAGAAGCGTTCTTCGAAGAGGAGAAACCAAAATGGGGTGCGCCTGTCGAAAAGCAGACGCACCTTCGCATCAAACTCTGTATAGCCGCATATGCTTACGAGATAGAAAACTCTGAGATAATGTCAGATGCTGAGTTTGATAAGAAATGTCTGGAAGTCGATACGTCTATAGACACTGGTAATGAAGTGATGGATAGGTTCTTTAGAGAACAATTTAATCCTTCAACTGGACAATGGATACATCGACATCCAGAATTAGATAAGGTCAAACAGACCTATTACAAATACTATAACTTGAAAAGGAATACATAATGAATAACGGCACAACAGAAACTATCTTATCTGACTCATCACAAGAAGTGTATAAGGTAACCGCTGAAGAATTGCGATCTTTTGTAGAGCGTGTAGAAACCCTTGATGCTGAGAAAGCGGGTATTGCTGATAGCACAAAAGAAGTGTTGCAAGAAGCAAAATCTCGTGGGTATGAAGCTAAGATTATCCGTAAAATCGTGGCAATCCGCAAACGTAATCGTGACGACGTTGATAACGAAAATGCTGTTACAGAAATGTATATGTCAGCACTAGGCATGTAAACTTTCAGAATAACACATAAATAAGGGGGCGTCAAGCCCCTTTATTGCTATGGAGAACCTATTGAAAAGCCAATATGAAATTGTAGTACCCTACTATCACCAATATCAGCAAGAACAAAAAGAACCTATGTTCAAGAATGCAGAGGATGGTCATAGGTACGCCATGTTCGTAAAGGGTAACGATCATTTGATTGGTGGTAGAACATACTGCTTTAAAGATGAAGATGGCAATTATGTAAGCAGTTTCGTAAGTCAATATTCCGATATAATAGAAGACAACCTTGAGCCACGAGTTAAGGATGGTGTTCGTGCTTTGCACAAAAAAGGATATCTAACCTTTACGAGTTGCCAAGGTCATGATGATTCAAAACATCGATATATTGGTGTTGTGTTTAATAATACAGAACAAAAGCAAGAATTTGTTTCTGAAATGAATAAACTTAATTGTGATATACATTGGTATGACAATGCCATTAATACCGTAGAAAGACCCTGTAAAGATGTTCCTTGGTGGTCTGATGGTGGAGTTACACTTCACATTGTATTTGATGATCAGTTATATAATGAAGCACCCCAACAGCGAAGAAGACAAAAACCATATACTGATTTAGATTTAACTAGGTTTTGGAATGTGCAAACCTGTAGAAACTACACACATTACGAGTGTATCGTATTTTCGTTTGGCTATTCTATGGTAGAGAAAAGTATTTGGCAAAGAATACACAAGTATTTCTTCTACAACCAACAAAAGGTTGAAGATGCATACGATGACTTCGTTAACAAAGCTGACAGATTAGCAGATTACTTAGCTTAGTCTTCTATGTCGTGAAGCCAAGTTGTTCTGGTTTCCCAAACCTTTTCGAAATCTTCTCTACAAGTAGGTAGTCTTTCGTGGTTGTTCCAAAGACGTTTGAAGTAACTGTCGTATACAACACGCATTTCATGTAGGCTATATCCAGTAGGAAATAAGTGACCCTTAACAGCATAGAACACTTCGTTTATTTTCTTGAGTTCTTCGATAGTCATAAACACACTCCTCATAAAATTTAACAAAAAAAAGGGAAGCCCGAAGGCTCCCCTTAAAGTTTGTATCGTTAACCGATATCTTATTCTTAGAACAAGTTAGTTACTTTTACGCGACGGTAGTATTCGTTAGTATTGGCTGTAAGTGCGCCGTTACCTTGAGTAGCACCTTGTGCATATGGGTTAGAAACCATGCCGTAGCGAGTCTTAAAGCCGATTTTTGGCTGGAAGGAATTCTCACCAACTGCACGAACCATTTGCAACGGTACGTATGGGCAATAGAATAGACCTGCATCGAAAGATGAAGAACCTTTATAGCCTACTACGAGATAGTTAGCACCTGCATATGGATCGATATACACTTTGTAACGTCCGTTAAGAACACCAGCAAATGTGTTGCCTGTGTCATCTACGTTCAAAGAGTTGCTGTTAAGCGCTGGTGTGTAATCTAGTACACCTGCCATTTGAAGTGCGGATGCAACATCAGATGAACAGATAACCATGTTACCTTTACCACGTCTTGTGCCTTTAGCAATAGCGTTAGCTTCTTGCTCGATTTGGAACATAAGACCTTTGAACTTCTCAACTGACCAACGACCATTTGCGTCTACGTCAAGATCGAAAGTACCTGCAACCGCAGTAGCTACTGCACCCGCTTTAGCGTTCGTGTAGATTGTACGAACCAATTCGCGGTTGATTTCAACGAGGATTTCAGACTGCAAGATGTTTGCAAGTTCTGTTTCCGCGTCAAGACCGTGAACAGCTTTCAAGTCTTGTGCTAGTTCAGTTGTGTACTCTGCTTTCAACGCACGAGATTTTGCCGCAACAGTAACTTTTTCAATTGAGAAAGCCATTTCTGCGAAATCTGTACCGTTTCCGTCACCCAAAGCTTCTGCTTCAGTTGTACCCATACCAGTACCAGTTGTTTCTGATCCTGCACCCAATGCGTTAGCATGTGTACCATCACCTGAGAAATCAGTATCTGCTTCGTTGTAGAACACTTCGCCACCAGCTTGGCTAGTTACGCGAGAGCGCATTGCAAAGATCAAGCCTGTTGGACCTGTCATTGGCTGAACACCAGCAATGTCATATGCGATTAGATTTGGCATCGCACGACGTACTAGTGAAATTAATACAGGGTCATAACCTGCTGTTGGACCAGCCGCTGTGGATGAACCGCCGAAGCCGCCTGTACCCGCATCGTTAGCCGCAGTTTCTGCTAAGAAACCAGACATGTTAGCAGACGTGTCGCCTGATTCCATGAGAGCTTTCTCTGTGTTTTCAAGAATAGTAGCTGTTACGCTTTTCTTGTGGTTGTCTGAAATTGGTGCGAAAGATGCGTGTTCCAAAACTGGACCCCATTTTTCTACCAGTTGCTGATAGTTTGACTGAGTCATATGATTCTATCTCCTTGTTTGTATTTACCTGAGTTTATTTATAATAATTAGATTTTCATCTGGGGTTAAGAGTTTGATGGCATCCTGTTGAAGCCTTCAAGAAGTGCGTTGATATTGCTGTATTCAGATACTGGCTGTTTAACGGCTGTATCTTCAACAATGATTTCTTCTTCGTCTGCTACTTCTTCTACCAAAGGCTTGCTTTTTGCAAAGAAAGATTCTTTTAGTGTTGTAAGATCAGATTTGTAAGCTTCGATATCATCGAAGGCTAGTTTTTCTGAAAGAACCTTTAGGCGCTCAACTTGTGTAAGTGTAAGACCCTCAGTCATTTCTTCAAATGCCGCGTCAGCTTTCAATGAAGCGATCTCTTTTGCAAGAGTTACGTTTTCAGTGATTGCTTTGTTTGCATCAGCTTTAAGACCTTCAACTTCTTCTTCCAAGCCTTTTACTACGTCAACAGTATCTTCGTTGATTTCGATGTTATGCTCTTCAAACAATGTTGCAAGTCCGTCCATTAACGATTCAGCCATCTCTACTTTAATACCAGCTTCGATTGCCAATTCATTTTCTTTCATCCACTCTTCTACAACGTAGTCGAGATATGAATCAAGATTTTCTACAACGTTATCGATTGATGCGTCAGATGCTTCTTTCATTGATACTGCAAGAGCCTCTGTTTTTTCTGCAATGATAGCGTCTGATCTTTTGATAGATGCTTCGTTTACAGCCGCTTCAAATACTACAGTAACTTTGCTTGTAAAGTCTTCAGACAAATCCATGCCTTCAAACATAGCCGCAATGCCAGCTTCATATTCGATAACTTCTTCCGCAACAACTTCTACAGCTTCATCTTCAACTGCTTCTTCTGCTACTGGTGCAGGTGCAACTTTTTCAGCCTTTGGATCGACTTTTTTAGCTACGTCTGCTTTCTTCTTTTTAATTGCGCCGCCTTCTGGTGTCGTTGGGTCTTCAACAGTTGAAACCCCATCGTCAGAAACGAACTTTTCTTCTAGGTCGTGAGACATATGTTCTACTCCTTTATTTGGATACTTATATTAGTATTATTTATAATTTTGTTACTTTTCATTTTTTCAGAGACTGAACAAATCGCTCAAACAGTTGTTTGGCTGTAGCTTCGTCAACACGACGAACAACACGACTTATTTGCTTCTCTACCACTTCCTGTATTTCTTCAATTACTTGTTCAATAGGTGCTTGCGCTATCCAATTGCCAGAAGCAATGTCAAAATAATATTCAGCGTTTTCCATGATGCCATTAACAAAACAATTCGGACCTGATGGGTCTGTTACAATGTCAACCGTTGCAAGGTGGAAATCATTTTGTACTTCCATAATCCCATCTTTTGTTGGTTTAACTGAACCCAAACCACGAGTAGACACACCAATTGTGACACCCTCATCCATGAAAGTTTTGACGATTTCGCCCATTGGAGTACCAAGAATTTTGGCTTTACCAATGAAGTTTGAACCTTCACGTTTCATGTCGGTAATTAAGTGAGAGACGCGATCACCATTGATGGTCGGACCATCTGGATGACCAAGTTCGCCCAAGGCACGTTTGGTATCAATAAAGTCTTTATTGTAACGTACCATTTCGCTCTCAAGTATCTGTGCAGGATAGATACGACCATTACGGTTTTTAATATCACCTTGCATGAAGATACCTTCAACGAAATAGGATTTCTTTCCTGTTTCTTCGTTAATTTCGGTTGCTACGTTGCAATCCTCTACTACTTCTGTAATTAATCTCATATTTCTATTCCCTTAAAAACTTATTTATATCTTTGCGTCATAATAATTCTTAGATAATTCACCACGTTCTGTGGTTGAACCTTTCTTTCGAACCTTAACATACGTCAATTGAACATTTCCACCGTTTGGAGGTGTGAATGTTCTCACCCCAGCAGCAGTCGTGCCATTAGCATCTGCGTATGTATCAGCCGCAAGAGCGGCATTGTCATATTCCCAAATACAGGTATTAGCCGCATTTTCAGACCCAAGGACATCTACCCAAGCCATTACTCGTGACTATCCCTAGCGAACCCAAGAATTTCAGCATAACCTTTTTTATTCTTCATAGCAGTGTCAGTCATCTTCTTGACGTTAGGCTTACTAAGTTGCTTCATAAGATCATTCAACATCGTAGCATCGTCTTTTTTGACCATTACTTGCTTGCCATCTTTTAACTTAAGACCACCAGCTTTGAATGCTTCTTGGATGTGTTGTACTTCTTCATAAGAAGCCGCCAAGTCTCTTTTGCTTTTTACTTCTCTTGAAGTTTTGACAGCATCATTTCTAGCTTTGGCAACTTTTTTGTTTGCGTTAGCATGTTGAACTGCTCTCTTTGTAGACTTAGCATATGGATCGTATTCTTTTTCATCAAGAACTTCAGCACATTCTCTGCGCATTGAAGCCAAAGATTTTTGTGTAGAAGTCATTGTGCGTACTGGTTTCTTACGCCCAGTCTTGGTGCGTCCCATAGCCGCATTATGTTCAGCGTCTTTTGCACGTTGAACTTTAAGGAAGTCAGGCTTTATCTTTGGTGCGCCTTTTCTACGAGGTGCTTCATCAAGCTGAACGTCTTCTTTTTTCATTAGTTTCATTGCAACGTTTGCAAGTTGAGTTGCTTTCATCTTATCTAGTTTTGCTTTATTGGCGTCATTTACTTTGTTGTAAATCTGTGTGACAGCAGAAGCTGTGAACATGTCAACCATAACACCGTCAATCTTTGCCGCTTGCTTTTGGTCAACTATTTTCATCATTGCTTGCAAAGTTTTAGAAGCTTCATCAAGTTCAACAGCCTCATCCAAGTCTTCTTTATACATGTTCAACTCATAGCTTTTGCCAGTGTTGTATACCTGTACTTGGATAGCTTTCTTACCGCTTTTGTCTGTCAAACGATAAGAGTTTGTCTTACCTGTGCTTGGCTTTTTAGGTCCCATTGCAACCTTGTCATCAATCTCTGATGGATCAACAATTACACCAAGATTTTTCTTAGCGTGATCGTATGCTGTCTTCATAGCACCTGAGAAATCTTTGTGGTAAAGAGGGTATTTGTCATTCTTACCTTCGTTGCGCATACGTGGCTCACGACGATTATCACTTGGATTTTCGATACGTAAGTTTGCAGGATCATTGTTCAATGGGTTATTATCCGCATGTCCAACATCCATACCGTCAACATCATTCTCTTTAGCCATAATTCTACGTGCTTTGTTTCTTGAAGAACGGTTTGCAATTTGCTCTGGTTTGCTATGGTAGTTTGCATACTCTTTAGCATAGTTGCGTTCATCAAGTTCTACTTCTACAGATTCTTTAACTAGACCAGTCATAGAAGCCGCCATGTCACCCAACGCTAAAGAGATGTTACCATTACGGTTGTATAGGAAGAACTTACCGCCCTTGCCATCTTCTCTTTTCATTGTGATCTTGCCAACTCTAGCTTTACCAACAATATTTTTCGTTCCTACAACAAATGTAGTCTTGTTGCCTTTTTTGATGCCTGAGTCATAACTAATAGTGAGTTTATCACCCTTCTTAGTTTGATCCCACATCTTTTGATCCATGACTGCTTCATCAAGGACTACAATATTTTCTACAATTTGCTTAAACGTTTTCATATCATTTTACCCATTAATCTCTGAGGCTTTAACACCTTGCATGATTAGGTTAGTAGCCGCTGTTGTTGAAAGCCATTTGATGTCAGCACGAGCGATTGCAATCAACTCTTCTTTGCTACGCTTCTTCAACATTGCACCCATTTTCTGCGCCATGTCCATAGGAACACGATCAGGCATACTTGCATATGCTTTTTTCAACTTAGCGATATCTTTATCAGAAAAGCCTTCATCAAGTTCGACTTCTTCGTTTACCTTGATAAAGTTTTTAGATGGCTTGCCGCCTTTTTTTACCATATCAATTTTGTATTTGCCTGATTTCAAACCAGAAACACCAGTATCTTGCCAAGAGTTGTCATTTTGTTTACTAAGGAACGCACCCATTGCATTTACATCTTTAAATGCTTTTACTTGCACTCTATTAGAAATCATTTTTCCTGGCGCTTTTGGCATGTCTTTGTAGACAGATGCAGATGCTTCATCAAGTTCGACTTCTTCATTCTTGTCCCAAGGAGCTTTCTTCAATGATACTTTAGCTTTACCACTTTTAGAAGTCGCAGATGCTTTTGACAATGCCGCTGATTTAGCCATTGCTGAACCTTCTGAAAGTCTATTCACAATAGCTTGGTCTGCTTGTTCTCTGATCTTTGATCTAGCCATTGATTTGCCATCTTTACCAAAAACAATATCAATACCCATGGCGTCAGCCTTTGCCGTAGCTTTTAATTTGGCTAAATCGATACCCTTTTCAGATTTCTTTACCATAGCTTCTTGGTCTTTGATCACCTTCATCGCGGCGTCTTTGTCGGCTTTATTAAGTTTATTAAATGCTGGTACTTTGGAAAGGGCGTACATAGCTTTTAAAGCTTCACTAGCTCTTGCGTTTTTGCCAACTTTTTTCTGAACGTATTTTGAGAGTGTTCCAATAGATAATTCCTGTAGGTCTTCTGCTTCATCAAGTTCGACAGATTCGTCAAAAGAAGGTCCTGCATATTCGAATGCATCATCATAGGAAGTGTCGTAATTAGCGTCACCTTCTTGATCAGCAATTCTTTTTGCCTTTTCTCTTGGAAGATCGTCAGCACCAATTGCACCAGTAAACTGATGGTCAAGAGCCACTGGATGTGGCATAGTCTCGTATGAGTGCATGTCTTTAAAAGCACGTTCTTCTTCTGGCTTTGGCTGTGCAACCTCACCTAAAATTTGTCTAAAGGACTTCATTTCTGTTCTCCTACTGGATTCTTTAGTATTATTTATGTAAATTTAACCCTTGAGTTAAACTTTATTCTTGTTCATCTTCTTGAGGTGGCGCTTCTTGCTGTTGAGGGGCTTGATCCTCATCATCTTCAGTTGGCGCATCTTTAGCCTCTTGTTCGATTTGTTCTTTCATTTCTTTCATTTCTTCATCAGACATACGAAGCACATTACGTAGTACCCACTCTCTTGAGTAGTATGTACCAACATGTTCTTCAACTTCACGCAAAGTAGTAAGTCTTTCTCTTGCGATTTCAGCTTCTTTCAACTCTGTAAAGTAGTTGTCTTGTACGAAGTCATAACGAACAGTATTTTTGATTTCTGCAAATTCTTCTGGTGTCATGATACCCTTGAGTACCAATTGCTTCTCCAAAATCTGTGTGAACAGTGAAGAAAAACGACTTCTCAAACGTCTTACAAATTTACTAAACTTCAATTCGTCACGAGTAATTTCAGAAACACGTCCAAATGAAGCCATAGTCTCAGGCTCAAGTCTTGACAACGGAACCTTAAGAGATTTATATAACTTACGTTGGAAGTATAGCATATTCTCATCTGAACTCAATGCTTGTGCATTACCACCTGGCATTGTATCAACTTCAGTCGATCTCTCACCACCACGGCGTGGGAACCAGAAATCTTCTGTCATTGTCATCATCTTACGAGCATCGCTGATTTCACCTGTAGAAGAGTCGTACTGCAACTTGTTCTTGTGGCGAGTCATCATATCTCTTAGATACTGCTCAGCTTTCGATTTAGGTAAGTTACCAACGTCAATGTAAAAAATTCGTCTCTCAGGAGCGCGTGTAAGAGTATAAATGACTGTCGCATCTTCAAGCATCCTTAACTGATTGAGTGGTTTGATTGATGGGTGCAAGAAAGACAACACCAAAGAGTTGTTTTCAGTCATCATTCCTGATGTAACTCTAGCGATAGAGTCTTTTGCGATTTTGAAACCCTGTGTACCACCTTGCGCACCAGATGCACTTTGGGCAAAGCCACTTTCAGAATACATATAGTATTCATTCTTGACCTTCTTAACAGGAATTCCACTATGTGGGTCTTTTTCTTTTTTGTCTACTTCACGAATAAGCTTGAGTTTGCGAGGATCAACGTAACGTAGCTCACGGATACCTTCTTTCAAGTTTTCGTTGTCGATAATTACGTGGTAGTTAATTCTTCCATCTACATAGAACTTACTAAAAGTATCATATCCATTGTTAGAGAAATCGAGAAGCGATAGTACGTTCTCAAATTCTTCAATAACTTTATTCTTTACCTTATCAGGCATGTTCGTATCGTCAAGGATTACCTCAACAACTTTATCATCAGTATCAATACTAATGGCTTCGTTGATAATTTCATCAACGGCTTGGGCAATTTCTGGTTGTTGTGCCAGACCCCTATATTTTGTAACTAATTCTGATTCTGTCTTGGCAGAACCTTCCATATCCAATAGGGTACTGTAGAAGCCACCCATTGCATTACCAACGGTAATAGCACCGTCATCATTAGACGGTTCAGCAAATGAGGATGGCACAAAACCATCCTCATCGCTTTCTCTTTTGATATCGAATCCAAATATCTTCATATCATCACTTTCTCATTTTAAATTTATGTAGTCGGTACGCCAGTATTACCTTCAACACGCCATAGGTCGTATTGGAATGTAACACCAAATTCTTCAATTGCATCAGTCTGTGACCAATCCATTTGAATTCCATCGATACCGATGGGGAACATCCCCTCAAATATATATGTTCTCAGAATTGACCCATCTTTACTAAACTGGGTAATCTGACCTGTCGATTTATAGTCTTGTGGCAAGGCTCTTGAGTTAGAGTCATGCGAGTTGATTGCGTTAGACCAAGCTTCCATTGCGTTACGGATAGCAAAGTCTTCGTCGTTGATTACGGTTACAGTCCAGTCTGCGAATGTTCTATCACCTGCATACTTGATCTGACGACCAAAGTATGGAACCGTAAATTGCCCTAGAGTAGACTCTGGAATACCAGCAGCGCGTATCATAAACGGTACTTTAATGTCTGCTTCTGGGGCAATTGGGTTAGTGATCTGACATTGGAACAGAGTTGGACGCGCACCGCCACCGACGAGTTCTGATTTGAACTGGTTGATATTAAATGCCATTCTCTTTTCTCCTTTATCTATTCTTATTTAGTTACGATATCTGACCAACAATTTCGTCAAACTCAATACCACTGCGTGTTGCTACGAATGTCAATTCAATGACGTTAATAGAACGTGCTGGTTTGATAAAGATGCTTGCACGGAATTTGTTTTGGTCAACAACCTCAGGAGTATTGACTGTACTATCAGAGATAACTCTGAAATCAATAATACCACGACGTCCTTGAATGTCACGTAAAAATGGATCAACAATGTTTTTAAACTGTGTTTGAGTAAAATCATCGTTAAGTTCAAACAAGAAGCTTTCAGCCGCTGTTGCGATTGCTTTCTCAACTGCGATAAACAGTCTACGAACATTCAATCTATCGAATGCTGAAGGCAACCCTAGACCAGTTTTGTCACCGAATAGTACGATGCCTTGACCAGTTTGTGAGATAACAGGGTTCACATCTGAACCATAAAGTGTATCTCTATGTGGCTTGCTTGGGTTGAAAGCTAGTTTGATAACATTCTTGATTACGCCTTTTCTGAAACCAGCAGGAGATTCCCATGGTTCAACTCTAGCGGCAAGACCTGCCATGTCACCATTCAGTGGTGTCCAACGGTATTGATCGTTGTATTTGTCGTAGCGATACTTATACCCACTATCCATGAATGAATAAGATGAGTTTTGAACTTTATTACGATACGCAAGTACGTTAGTCATTTTTGAGTTCATTTTAAGTTCATCTACAACTGCTTCTTTAGATGGAGATAGGAAAGCCACACAATCTTTTCTTGTTTCGCAAATATTTGAAACAATATAGTTTGCTCTTGTAGCCATATCATCGCCTTTACCCTGTAGGACGAAGGAAATGTCGATCTCGTTAGAGTTTTTCAGTGTATCTAGCGCAAAACCAATGTGTGCTAGTGTTGCTGTACTTTCAGTAGTTGCGTCTGTACCACCAGTCATCGTTTCGTAACGTGAAATTGCAGTATCCGCTGTACCTACTACCACTGTGTTTGCGATAGCAACCCAAGATGAGAAATTATCAATTACAGTTGAGTAATAATTTGTAGCACCTTCTGGTGTAACAGCACCCGCTGTAGTAGATACGTTTTCAAACTTTTCGAGCATGAAGCCCGCAGTACCACTGATTGTGCCTGTCTTATCGATAACAGCAATGTGTACATTACCTGCATCTGGTTTTCTTGAGAAGCTAGTATTGTGTTGCCACTTGCGCTCCAAAGAAAGTTTGTTAAGATCAGTTTCTGCCAATGTGTATCTGTTTGAGAATGTAATGTCGTAAGCATAAGCCCCAACGTATGTGATTGCGCTGTTGCCAGAGCCTTCTGTAACAGTACCCACGGTTTCTGTGAATGTAGCAACCTTCAACTCTTGATAACCAACAGATTCGTTACCAATTACTAGAACGTCTCCTGCTGAGAGTTCATCCAATTGTTGTGTGTTAGCAACATCAAATGATACAGTAGAAGAATTGAAAGAAATTACTTGATCAATCTGGTTATTTGAAATTTTATTAGTTGGAATAGCACCTGTCGCAAGGACATCGTTGCTAAATCCTGTTGAGGAAACCCATGCAACTTCAAGTGAGTTGCCAAGAGCGCCTTGGTATTTTGCTTTGAAAGCACCGTATGTTGAGCTTGCCTCAATTACAGCATTGTTTCCATCTAAAACCAAGTCATCGCCTACAGCAGTTGCGGAGCCATCATCGGCGCGAACTACGTATAGAGCGTTGGAATAAGATAAAAAGTCAGCCGCAACAAAGAAAGTTTCATATGTTGCATCATTCGGAGCGCCAAATCGGTCTACGAGTTGGTTCTCTGATGAAAGTAGTATCGGCTCATTGGTTGGACCCCATCTGAAAACACCAGCCATAGCGGCTGGTGGAGTCGCGATGGCTGGTACTGCCTGTGAAGCGTCCACTTCTCGAACGATAACGGAAGGACTTACGGAAAAAGCCATATTTTTCTCCTTTATGTATTGAAAACGACGTTATTCTTAATTGTGTTAATTCTCTTCTCTGTTCTATTTATACAAAAGAACATCTTAATATAAAGCCCACCCTTGGCGTTCATCATCTTGCCAAACCACATCATCATCATCAGAGCCATCATCAATAAAGCCGAAAGGCAACATTTCTTGTTCAACTTGTTCTTCTGTCTTTTCCCTCAATTTCATAAGTGTATTAATGTCTGTTAAATCTTTAAAATACATCTGATCACTCAGCCAAGCAAAGATAACCAAATTCATTACCAAATCATCGTGGGAACCTGATTCGGCTTCATAAGAGACACCTTTCTTAGAGAACCTTGAAAGTTCTTGTATTGTCTCGAAATCTTGTAGAATTAATTGATTTTGTTCAATCAACATCTTCAAGATGGAACAACCAACAGCTTTAACACTTTTAGTCGTTCGAATACCACTATCTACATTCTTACCAAAACCTGCTGAGATGCGTTTGCCTGCTCGCCCAGCGCTTTCAGTAGAAAGCATATTTTCATAACCATAGTCCATGAGCAATGTATCAGAGACTTGCTCTCCAATGTCATTAATCTCAATCAAGACTGCACATTCGTTGTAAAGTTTGCCCAATCTATAGATAACCGCCGTAAAGTCAATAGGTGTTACCATATTATCTCTGTATGTACAAACTTGTTTATAAGGCATAGTTGTGATATCAATGATATTACACGTAGAATAATCAAGCCCTTTACCACGAGATACGTCACATGTCATAGCATATGTGTGACCTTCGATTGGCGCTTCATATTGGCATATATTGTTTTGTTCTAATATAGGGCGAGATGGTGCTAATTCTTTTAGCTTGCCACTATCAATAAGTGTACCAGAACTACCCAAGAACTGACAACAATATTCTTGATTGAATTTCTCTTGGTCAAAGTCTAGTGCCTCTAAGGTTTCATTCTTCCAAGCTTCATTACGACCTGGAACATCATCCCACATAACTTTAACGAACTCATAACCATTCGTTTGTTCTTCTGCACCCTTACACGTCTTCCAAAAGTGGTTCAGACCATTAGGTGTGGATGTCATCAATAGCTTTGTACTTTCACCAGATGAGATCGTAGGATAAACTGATGCGAAGAATTCATCATAACCTTCAATAAATGCAACCTCATCAAGATATAGAAAGTTAATAGATTTACCACGGATAGCAGATGAAGATGTAGTACCAGCAAGAATTTTACAGCCGTTCTCAAGTTCAATGTTACCCTTGTTCCATTCACTAACGCCTTGCTGTAGCCATCTAGGAAGTGCTTCATAAGCCAACTTAACCCTAGCCAAAACCTCACGAGACGCATCTCCTTTGTTTGCAAGGATAGCAACAGTTTTGTATTCGTTGAATAGTACGTAGTGTAAAATAACAGCCGCCGCCGTTGTTGTCTTCCCAGACTGTCTAGCAGTTAGAACTGCGACACGTCTATTATCAGTAATTTTCTGAACAATATCTTTTTGGTAATCATACATATCAAAAGGTACTAGCCCTTTATCAACGTGGATAATCTTAATATAAGTTTTAGCAAAGTATACAGGATCATTGGCACACTTCATGAACTCTTTAAGAAGTTCTGGTGTCCATTCTACGTCTTCCGAAACTTTCTTTAGATGTACATTCCCTAAATAACCATCACCCATTCTCATTCTCTTTCAACATTTTCAATAAATCCGCAGTGGAAACGATCAAGTTGTTATTAGTAACATTTGTTTGAGCGTTTTCTCTGGGAACCATAATTTCTTCTTTTGCAAATTTCTTCTTAGTTGACACATCAGCAAAGTCTTTGTTGGCATCAAGCAAGGTTTTCATGAGTGTGGACACGACTTCAAAGCCTCTTGCAGACTCTGATTGTTTGGCAATCTCAAGCATTTCCCGTACTGCTTCGTTACCTAGTGCAATGACGCCTTCGATATTTTCACGAACTTTGGTGAGGTCTTTAAGGTTTTCATCGTCAATAGGCACTTCATGCTCAATCACAGATGATGTGCTTTCTTCAATTTCAACAGGAAGAACTTCTTGTTCTAATTCTTCTACCCTAATCTCTGCCAAAGGTCTAAGACCAAGGTTCTCAGCTATCTTATCATTCATATTATTCACTCACTATTGTTTTAATGATACCCCAATCATCATCGAACTCAATTTCTTGGTATGGTATTGAGCCGAAGTTTGGTGGTGATATAGTCACGGTAGGCACTGTTCTATAACCTAGACCAGCATCGGTAACTGTAATAGACGAAACATCACCATTGGATGCAATTACAGCGGTTGCAGTAGCAGTAGTGGCAGTTGGTGCTGACACAGAAATGATTGCGTCAGTGAGATAGAACTTACCTACGTTATTTATTGACAGCTTTGTAATAGAGCCATTAACTAAAACAGGTGTTGCAGATGCTGTAAAGCTTGCCGCAACGTCATCAGGGGCGTCAAATGTGATTGTTGGTGCATCGCCTGTGTAACCAAGACCACCACTCGTAACAGTCATTGCAGTGACTTCACCATCGACTACCGTAGCTGTTGCAGTAGGAAGTGTCTTGTCAAAGTTCTTTTCGAAAATATCACCACTGTTGGCTGACGTAGGCATCGTGTAAGATGATCCATCTGTACCAACTAATTGAGCTTGTGATTCAAATGTAACGTTATCCAAGACACCAACGAAACTTCTGTTAGCCCCATCGAATACCGATTGATTACCTTGTGCATCACCAGCTTTATATGTGTGAGTTGGAAGAATAACATTACCAGCACCGCGTGTTGCGGTAGTACCCTTAACGCCATTGACATTAAGTCTGATGCTAGTACCAGAATGTTCTAGCTCAACATGGTTCCATTGATTTACTGTCACGTTTGTGTCAGAAGTTACGACTGGTTGTGAAGAGTATTGAAAACCAACACTACCATCGACATTCAAGAATATCTTTGTGAACGGCGCAAATAATATTGAGTATGGGTTCCCAGCAGTAATTTCAGTTGGGTAAATCCAGAACTGTACTTTGTAGCCAGTATTAGAGCTATAGAAGCCATCGAATGTGTGTAGCAACGTAACATCTGTTTCGGATGTGTGAGGCAACGCATCGTCACCAAACTTAACCACAGAGGCAACAGTTGGGGGTGGACTAATAGTGAATGTTGGTGTGTTGTAGAAATTACCTACACTGGTAACTGCAATTTCAGTGATCGAGTCACCAATAACAGTAACCGTACCAGCAGCAGTCTGTGGTGTCGCATCTGGAACACTAAAGCTGACTGTTGGGGGTGTAGAGAAGTAACCACCACCGTTTAGAATATTGATACCACTCAAAGAACCATTTGCCATTGTAGTAGTAATAGATGCGTTGGCTGTATCTGGTGCGGCAATAGTAACTGTAGTGTTGGCGTTATACTTTTCGCCGTTGACTAATAGATCAATAGATGTTAATGAACCATTTGAAACAACAGCTTTTGCTGTAGCTTGTTGACCTTCTGTCGAAATGGGTTGACCGTTTGCACTGAGGCCAGGTCTTACGTCCACACCTTCTACAAATGGAGAGTTGGTATCTGTACCGTTGTGAAAGTCCACGTCAACAAACTTAATTACCTTTTTGGTCTTTTGAGGTCCGTAATAATAACCCTTGAGTGTAAAGGTTAGTGTGTATAGAATTGACTGTCTTTCTTCAAACGTACCTTCATACAAGTCTTCAGTTGTAACGCTGTTCAAGATAATTGGAATGTCAACAGGCTCGTGATCTGGTATCATCTTAGCCGTTACCGTCCAGTCAGGTGTAAAGAACGGAAGGATTTGCTCCATAATCTTAGTTGCGTCTTCAGCATACTTTGTCATGATGTACAATGAGAAGTCGATGTTATAAGGAACCCCAGAATACATGAATTCTCTTTGGTTGGTATTTTCGTTGGCTGTTGGCTTCAACACCTTACGTGTCGTAGCTATTTTTCTTTGAGGATCGTATGTTACGTTATTAATCTCAAAAGACATTCTTGGAAGCGTCATAGCTGGTCGAGTGCTGTTAATAAGATCAGGGTCAGCCGCTACCCTAGCTAAGATTTTTTGGAATGGTGCATACGACAGTGGAACAATCATTTCTTGTTGCAAAGCCCCAGCATTATTGGTTCTCTGAATCTTTACTTGATTAAAGAGTGTACCAAATATAGCCACGTACTTTCTAGTAGTCGAATTGTAAAAATAATTTGCAATTGCCATGTTTATGAATCCTGTATGCTAATATTTTCACTGAATGGGTCCATCTCAGAGAAATCTAAAATATCATCAGCTTGTGTTTCAAATGCCAAGTTGTCAGCAAGGGGATCAACAGCGGTCAAAGCTGTAAGTGTATTTACCGTATTAGCCGTAGTATCAATATCATCAAAGAAGTGATCAATCTCGTAAATGCCTGTATCGAATTGCTCACCAGAGAATTCCATAAGTTCACAACGCATGTCATAAACCTGTAGCGCACCACTTTGATAAAACACACTCTCGTGTTCTACGTGTTGGATTTTATAAAGCTTGTTGTTCAGAGGCAAGAATATAACTTCACCAGCGATAGGTCTTATTCTCTTATCGTTTTCTCTTGTGACGAAGCGCTCAAATGTTCGTATTGCAACTGTAAATGTAATAGAGTCACGAATTTGAAGACCGAACTTACTCAAGAAGTCGCCTTCGCCCTCAAACCCATCTACGTTTTTAATATAAACTTCAAAATCGTAATATGCATCGAATGTGGGAATATCATCCTCATTCAATAGAGAATCGATATTGGCGTTATTTCTCGAAACGTATTTGACGTCAAGGCCATACATCTGGATTGACTCGATAACCAAGTCATCGATCAAGTTCTGTTCGTAGCTATTCGTCGTATTTCTGAAATATGCGTTAGTTGCCATATCTTATCCAATAAAGTTATAGGTCAAAGGTTGCAATGATCGAATTGCTTCTTCTTCCATACGTTCGCGGTCAGCCCTAGCCTCTGCAAGGATTTGCTCACCATTAAACTGCACACCACCAACTAATTGCATCTGTGTAAACTTAGTGAGGTTTAGACCCCATTGTTCACGTACAAGCACAGCGGCATAATTCTGAAGCCAACGATCACCCCAAACATCTGCGTACTCATCAGGATTAACGACATCATATGCTTCGATAACAATGTAGTTGCCAACTACCCAACTCTTTTTGTCAGTGTCAATATGTAATTTATTTACATGCTTGTTGTAGCGGATCAGTGGTTTACCAACAAGTATCTCTTGCATAAACTCAATGTGTTGCATAGTCATGTAGTAGTTCTGCATGCTATAGCTAGTCATGTCTTGAATGTTATTCAGAACAAACTGGTAGTTTACGTTGAACATCCCTGTGCCAGTTGAAATACTTGTATCTAGGTCAAATATCTTAGAAATGCCTAGCAAGCCTTCTGGTAGTGGTATCCATCCGTTAACCTTATCTGCTTCTGTAATTGCATGCTTAAGATACACCAGTTGACTACCATTGTAGTGGTAATCGCGCCAGAAAGAGATAGCCTCATCTACGCGGTCTTCAACTTGTTCATCTGCAACGTTGATATCAATTACAGGTGCGCCAATTTTTCTTAGGATGTAGTCTTTAAAGTCTTCTTTTGATCTTGGTTGTGCCATTATGCTAACTCACCTTTAATGATTACTTTAATGTAGCCAGAGTTTGGAAAAGTTTCGATCTGTCCATTATTATAAGTAACTTGAAATTCTGCATTGTGGATACCTGTATTTGAAGTATCGCCTGTCTGCCAAGTGTAGGCAACAATACCTTTTGCTGAGTTAACGATTGTCCCTGTACCAAGGTTTACAAGATTAACGCCAGCTTCTGTTGACATATTGAATGCAATAGATGATGCCTCAGTCATAGGTTTAGCACGTCCAGACGAACTTGTTAGGACTACTTCTAGGGATGGGGCAGTATCGTTTTGCTTGATGTAGAAGTTATCCGACATGTGTTCTCTCCGTTTACTTTTATTTATCTAAAAAGTTATTATCTGATTTCAACAAAAGTTTCGCCATTATTACGTATTTTTACGCCATTTGGTTCTTGCTTTATGTTTACTTGGTTATTTTGTGTATCCTGTAGTTTGATACCGTTTTTAAGATTTGGTCTGCTTTTGTTTAACAATGTATAATTTATAACTTTGGACTGCAATGCGTAAGAGAAAGCACCTGTGGTCTGACCCAATGAAAACTGAGCCATAGTACCAGAGAAAGTAATTGGAAAGACATTATCAAACCCACCAACAATAGGGTTGAAGGCAGTAGCCGATCCAACAAATGTTATCTCATTGTTACCAGAGTAAAGGTAACTCTGTATCCCAAACTCAATGCGTCCACTCTGATTTAACGAGAAGTCTATAGTACCAGATGCTTCACCAAAGATAGTTGGCGTCTCAATTCCAGCAGTAATAAAAAAGTCAAGAGTGTTGTTAGCATTAGCATGTACAGGAACGAACACGTCAGATGCAATTGATACATCGAACGCGCCAGAAACATCACCGACAAGGACTGAATAGCCCCCACCGAAGAAGTTGAAATCTATACTTCCTGTAGTTACGCCGTTAGACATTTAGAACGTCCTTTTATGCGCCACCAGCAGTAATTGTAAATGTAGTGATTGTGATTTGCTGACCAATAGCGATGTTTGTGTTGTCAAGTTGCATATCACCACCAGCACCAGATGCTGAGATAGTACCTTGCAAGTGACATACTGTTCCATCACTTTGGTGTACTCTAAAGTAACCAGCAGTACCAGAAGCATCTGCTGAAAGGTCTTGCCAATTACCAGATAATTGCATAACACCGTTATTAGGTGCTGAAAGCCAATCTGTTGGTAAAACCATAGTAGCTACTATAGTACCTGTATTTGCGCTTGGACACTCTGTTGGAACTGTTCCTGTAGCAATCGTGAGAACTGGATTTGCGCCAATTGTCGTTTCGATTGCTTGGAGTGTACCATTTCTTGTTTGTGGGGATAACTGAAAAGCCATCGTCTTCTCCTTTGTTGCATGTATTTTCTTATATTTATAAAAAACTAGTTGACAACATTCAGAAGTCGTGTATAATAGGGTTAACCCTTATGATATAATAATAGATTCTTTAATGCATTTAAGCATATCTTCTTTCAATATCATCTTCAGATAATGTATTACCCATCCATACTTCAATAACCTTAACAGGTTTATCACCAACATTAGTTGCATGATGCCAAGTATTAGATGGAATGTCTATACTATCACCAGTTCCATAAACCTTAGATGTCGAATAACCATCAGAGAACTCTAAGTCCATTTTAAGGTCACCATCAACAATATGCCAATGTTCAGAACGTATGAAGTGTCTTTGATCAGATAATGACTTACCAACATCAATAGACAACTCTTTAACCTTCCAATGTCCATTCTGATCTAAGTCTCTATATTTACCCCATAGTCTATCTGTAGTGGGCTTGTCCCACTCCTTTAATATCCATGATGAACTATTCTTCTTATCTTCTCCACCAACACCAAATGCAAATGATATGTTACATTCATCACGTAATTCTCTAGCAAACTCAACTTCTGGTGTTGTTCCTTTTTTACGATCACCACCATTAGCGAATATGATTTCTGAGTTTCTAGGAGTTTGTTTTGCTACATATCGAATAGCATCACATGCAGTGTCATCTGAATCATCAAAAGTAAACACATGACCCACACAACCAATTTCTTTGATAATAGACATACGTTCTTCAATAGACATGAAAGGTCTGCCCTTTTTACGTGTCAGCCATTCGTCACTATTAAGACCAACGAATAGGATAGAACCTAATTCTTTAGCCGCTTTGAAGTATGCAATATGTCCTGAGTGTAGTGGATCAAATCCACCTGTTACGATCACTGGTTTCATTTTCTTCCCTTCATCATGTAATCCCAAGCAAAGTTAATACCTTTATCGCTCTTCATATGGTCATTTATGATTGATGGATGTACCCACCAATCCTCATAAGAGTTGATGGGATCGATAGCCACATCAGAAACAAACAATTTATAACCAATACTATTCAACATTTCTCTTGACTTTTCTTTAATCTCAGTACCCCACCAACATTCATTATGTTGGAATTGGATAATAGAGAATTCATGTTTTGAAAACGGAATTCTACTCAAAGCCGCAAGAGATGCTTGATCTGCATTAATTCTTAAATATTCGATATGTTGCTCAAGACAATGTTGTTTGAATAGTTTATCATAGTCCAAGGTTGCGGCATCATCCATAACAATGCTTGTGTTACGCTCTCTGCTAAACTGAGCGCACATTCTTTCGCTATGTTCTACAGACAATCCTCTCCAACCGAAGTCTTTCTCCAACAAGTAAGTGTTGTTGAATAGTGTAGGATGTCCAGACCCAATCTCTACAAACGTACCTTCCATCTTTCCTTTAAGAAGTGATAAGACAAACATATCTTGAAAGTGTCGAGAGTAGTTATTATCTACGGACTTAAGACCATCAAATTTCCATCTGTATTTCTTTTCTTCTTCTCTTGTGTATGGAAGTGTACTTGGGTAGCCGATTTGTTCAATCCACCAATCAACACTGTCACGTATTTCTTTAGTCATTTCTAATTTGCATTTGTGCTTTAGATCGAAGAATAGGTTTTTGGAAGCATCCCTACCATCAGTCTTCCATTTAGAAACCGCATATGCATGTTCCAAACCAACACGACCAGGATATCCCAACTCATTATCATCGTCACGTGGAACCAAATCTAAGGCAAGACCCATTTGAGAATACATTATCCCATCACGAAAGTTGTTTGTGTCCATCGAATGTTTAGCCATGAAGTAATATGCTTCTGGTCTAGTAGGTAACACAGCCATAGCCATCTTAAGAAGACCTTGTGTGGTTTGATTTCTAGCTTCCGATCTGTCAAAGATAGCCGCACCAAAAAGCATACATCTATATTGCAACCATTTTTCTTCGTATGTTTCTCCTTCACAGAAGTCAGCCGCTCTAAGATACCAACCAAATGCCGCCGCACCTTGTTTCAACTTATCGTACTCACGTGCGAGTTCAAACATTTTCCATGGATTACTATAGTCTAAAACAACATCATTTAGAACTTGCATATTTTTAAACTTCATTATCGTCACCCTCTATCATTCGTTTTTCCATCGTCTCTTTGATGTCGTAAATCTTTTCCTTCTCTATGATGGAAATTATCAATTGTGTTAAGTCAAGGTCTTTTTGAAGAAACATCATCTTCTGTTGTATCTTTTCAATTTGTTGCCTGTAATATTCTATTTCTTTTTCTTTACGAAGCTTAGTCTCAAGTATATCAGTAATTTGAATTAGTTTTTTGGTCATCTATTCACCCATCAAGAATTGTGAAAATATAACCTGTGGCATACGCAATATATATGAAGCATTGTCTTGCCATCCAAAAGATATTAGAATATCATTGCCAAGTGTTGTGACCCCAGTAACAAATTCAATGTTATAGTCTTGTGCCTTCACATGATCGTAGTAAGTTCCCATGAAGTGAAACTCTCTGCTTCTGTGAACAATATTCCAATCGTTATCCCATATAATTACACGGTGTGCATAGTTGCCATCTTTTCTGCCAAACGGATCACGCAACAAATTTGTTTCATGAACAAAAGCCATGCGCTGATTGTCATTAATACGTACTACTTGTGAGCCACCTCTGTAGTCTTTATTAGCTTCGACCTTCTTTTCTGCGTCATAGATTGCATCAACAGTTGTGCCGTTTTCAATATCAAACTTGACAACCTGTGTTGGGTTTGTCCACTTAACAAAGTGCCAAGGCATGTCATTAACTGGCATCCAGTTCTTTTCACAATAAGAACTATCGTCACCAGGTGTTGGAATGGGGTTTCGTGAAATTTCTGTCCATTCACCGTTAATGAATTCGATCTCACACATCTCCATTCGTCCACGACCTTTATCGTCGTAGCAGTCCCTACGCACACCACATAGGAACAACCTATCGTCCCAACTGAATAGCCGTGCATCTTCAAGACCAATGAAATTCCATGTTGGCTTGCCTGTGTCTAATGCCATCTTAACACGTTGGGCATTCACAAGATTCATGTTCTTGTCCAACTCACACATTACATTGTGCGTTGTGAGTGTTACGTCATTTTCGGGATGAATATACACCAAAGGACCCCACTGGTGAGGAAACTTTTTACCTTCGCTGTGATATAGATAATAGTTTACGTGTCTCACATTGACAAGGATTTTTCCTTTGTGAGAGAATATAGAGGGGTTCATGATTCCAGTTTCGTTACCTAAAACTTCAGTAGGTATACAAATAGGGTGTAATGAACCCCCTCTTTTTAAAGCGTATGTTGCCAAACCGCCCATGTGCAAGTCGTGCATGATTTCTCCATCATATAAAGTAGACTGTGGTTTTTACCAATCAGGCTTAAACGTAGTCATCGTTTCAATTTGTAGCTTCTTGGATAAAATGTTGTTAATGTTATTTATCTCAGCTTCAGTCATTGTTTCTTCGATCCATTCAATGACAATTGCTTTTGTCACATCATCCAAGTCAACGTAGTCAGCCGATGAAACATCAGACACGTCGAGTGTGGTTTTACCAACAAAACTTGCTTTCTTATTGTCATCGTTGGTCACAATTTTTTTCCATTTAATAGAAATGATTGCATCAGCCAACACATCACCATCACTGTTTGTCTGGTCAAGGGTTCCAAGCTTTAGTATTTCCCATGTGTATGTCATGATTGTTTCTTTCTATTAAATATCGTCAGCAGGTGCTGGCGTGGCTTCACCCCATGGCAAATCTTCTCCAGCCACTTCAGTTGCAATATTTCTGTCGATCTCTTTTTGAATTTGCGTATCGATGTGTGCTTTGTAACCTGCATCGCCGTTGATTACGCCTGTGATCCAACCGATTACAGTTGCTTCGTCTAAATCAGCAAAAGCTGTGAATGATCCAGCAGGAACATTAGCCGCTGAAAAAGGTGTTGCGCCAGTGAATTGACCAGTGTTGCCTTCTTCGTCAGTACCAGTAATATCCCAGTATGTTTGCACAACAGCATTAGTTAGTGTGTCGCCATCTGCGTTCACTTCATCCTTAACCTTGAGGTTACGGACAGTGTATGTATATGTAAAAGCCATTTTATGTCTCCGTTTTAATTGTAGTAGTGTCTTATTTATCTGAAAGACGGTTTATCTTGAGTTATATGTGTATTTATACGTCGTTGTTGCTGTACAAATACAAATCAACTGGTATACATATTCTAAATTCAGAGTAGTAAGGTTTTACGTGATGGTAATTAAAAGAAGGAAAGATTACATAATCACCAGTTTCTGGGACGAATGCATGATGCGCAAATAAATCATCAAACGAACTATCGTATCCGCGATTTGCATTACTTCTTGGATCAATGAATACAATTGACCCACCAGAATACTTATCTTCAGCTAAAACGTAAAACACCGCTGATATGTGTGCGCCAGAATGGTTATGGGTTGTCATGCTATAACCTTTGCCATGACCTGTAATCCAAGCTTTAATTTCGTGATCGCCAAAGTCTTCTATAGTCTTACTGATTGTGTTTGTAAGATATTCGTTGAATTTACCATGAACAACGGACTTAAACTTATTCATCATTTCAGAATTATCTGTAAAAATATTTGCGCCATCTACATCACCGCCTGGATCGTTTAAGTCGTAGTTTGCAAATAGGTATTCAAATAATCCGTCAACTTCAAATTTCCCCTGACCAAACATAGTAGGCCAACGTGGTGTCATTTCCATATTCAATCTCCTCATGATATATGATACTATTTATAACAAATCTTTGAGTTGACATTTTGAGTTAAACATGGTAGTATAAATACAATTATATAATATGGGCAAGGACTATGACATTTCTCGACTTTGAAAACTTCCTTCTTACAGAAACGTGTTTTGATAACCACGATGTTTCTTATATAGACGAAGATGGTAATCAACACTACTTAGAACAGACTGACTTCATCTCATATGTTGGGACTGTAGCTAGGTTGTTGTCTGAGAGTAGAACTATGAAAGTAGAGCAAATAGAAACTTTACTGTTTGTAAAAGGAACTGTCCATGCCTTTTACAATCAAAAGAATGGTGCATCATTTGATGTCCACACAGACCCTGTAGATGTTCTTATCGAATGTCTTGCTGGCACAAAGATTATGGAAGTTGAAGGCAAAGAGGTTGTATTAAAAAAAGGCGATACAGTTTTAATACCATCTGGAACACCGCATAGAGCGTTAAATTATGAAAAGGCATTGATGTTATCACATGGCATTCACGACACAGAAACACTTAATCGTATACGTTAAAACTACTGAAACTTGTAATCTGAACTGCGCTCACTGTTTTACCTCTGGTATCAATGGGCGTAAAATTTACTTCGATGCAGACAAGACAGCTAAGTGGTGTAACGAACTAGACGATGGGTCAAACCACATTCACTTTGAGTATCATGGTGGTGAGCCTCTGCTTGCGCCAATGAAAGACCTGTGGCATTTCTATAATGTTACGAAAGAACATTGGGGTGATAAATGTACACACGGCATCACGACAAATCTTACGTATAAGCTAACTGACGAACGTGTTGAGTTTCTTAAAGTATTAGACTCTGGTTCTATCGGCACATCATGGGACCCTAATATTCGTTTTGCAAACGAAAAGCAAAGACAGCTTTGGGAAGATAATGTAAAGCGTTTAGTTGCAGAAGGTTGTTATATCCAATGCTTTATCTCAGTATCTAAAGACGTTGTTGCAATGGAACCACTTGAGATTGCAGATTATATGCACTCTTTAGGCATTGGTACTATTAGTTATGAGCGCCTTACACACGATGGTAATGCAACAATCAATACAGAAATCTTTCCACACAACTCTGAGCTTGATGCCTTTTGGATGAAGATGCACGAGACAACTAAAGACCACCCTATTGAGAATAACTTTCTTAATTCTGTGTATGACAAGTTTAGCAAAGGTCAATTCTTTAATGGTACGTTCTGTAGAGATTGCGAACAAAAGATACACACCATCAATGCCGATGGTACTGTAGCAGGTTGTCCTAATACTGCGCCCACTCAATGGTATGGTGATATCAGCATGCCAGCAAAGACTGTGCGTGAAAGCCCAAAACGTATGGAGATCATTTCGTGCGAGACGCATGATCGTGATCCAAGGTGTTATGACTGCCCTGTGTTTATCTATTGCCATTCTGATTGTCATCAGTTACAATGGATGGAAGATGTTTGCCCAGCCCCTAAAACTCTAATGCTAAAACTAGCGGGAGAAAAAGGATGGATTTAATTATTAAACCCACCGAAGCATGTAATTTTAAGTGTACGTTTTGTTCTTCTACTGACATTGATCCCAATGAAGTTGGGCTGTTGGACTTAGAGTACATATACAAATTTCTTAAGCGATACCCAGACACGAATACTATTATCGTTAATGGTGGTGATCCACTTATGGTTAAGCCAGGGTATTACCAAGAACTGATTGATCATCTTAACGAACATGATTACCCAGCATCTATCAGCTTTACATCTAATCTATGGCCTTTCTTAATGCGACCAGAGAAATGGCTTCCTATATTTCAGAATGAAAGATTTGGTTGTGCTACATCATTTCAATATGGTGGTGGTAGATTAAAAGGTGATTACTCAGAATTCACTGAGAAAGATTTCTGGATGGTGTCTAATGCTATGTTAAAGCACACTGGCGAACGTCCAGACTTCATTTCTGTTATTGTAGATGAAAATGCTCACCTTGCTATCAAGAACGTTGAACTTGCTAAAGAAATGGGTGTGGAGTGTAAGCTAAATTATGCTATGGCATCTGGTGTCCAAGGCAGTACCTATCAGTTAAGTAAGATTTATGAAACATATCTTGAGATATATGATCGTGGATTGGCTGAACACGAGTTCAATACAAAGCAGATGATGAAACGTCTTAAAGGTTACTCAACCTCTTGCCCACAAAATAGACTGTGTGACAGTGGTATTCGTGCGTTCAACCCAGGTGGTGACTACTACTCGTGTGGTTCTTTCGCTGATGATATGGATTACCCCATCGACTTTGAAGAAGAAATGAATGGTGAGATGCAGACGCCACTAGCGAATGATCCTCACATCCAAACAATGAAGATGGCTTGTTATACATGTCCAATGTTTGAAATTTGCAATGGTTGTAAGAAGACTGTGCGTGATATGAAAAGAGAAGGCACTGTTGAAGAACATTGTCGTAGAATGAAAACACTTGCTCCAAGAATACTTGCTACGAATGGAATGAGTCCTGATATGGTGACGCCTTATGTTGATGAATCTATCAATTAATCCCACATACTATTGCAACTTCAGTTGTGATTTTTGTTACTTGACGCCCGAACAGTTAAACGACAGGCACAAGATAACACCGTTATGGTTAGATAATTCATTGGGTCAGATAGATGATCCTATTGGACACGTCGATCTATATGGTGGGGAAATTGGTCTATTGACATCAGATTATTTTTATGCTATAAAAGAAAAGATACGCAAACATTATAAAGGTGATATAAACATCAACACAAACCTTTCTGCGTTTCCAGACTTCTTTCGAGACGATGATATCACTTTATCTGTGTCTTATGACTTTAGTGCAAGGGAGAAAGAACAGCATGTCCTAAACAACATGATGAACGCAAACAAAGACTTGTCTGTTCTAATCTTGGCTAGTCCGAAGGTATTGGAGATGGATGTTGAATTTATGATATTTACACTAAACATGGTGTCTAATATCAAGTCAGTAGAGATTAAACCATATTCAATTAACCAAGCGAACGCACACCCTGTAACACACAAAGACTTCGAAGATTTTGTTATTAAGTTTGATGAAGCAAAGACAGAGAAGAACTTTAACTTCCAGAATATGGATAATATATGGCGAAGTATAGATAAAGAGTATGATGCATTTAGTAATGATCACGTCTATATTACCCCATCTGGTAAATTTGGTGTGCTTGAGTTCGATAAATACGATAAGGAATACTTCAAAGAATACAAAACATATTATGAATATAAGAAGTGGGCTAGGGAAGAACCTGAGAACAATCTGAGCGAAATATGTAAGACGTGTAAATATTATGGTAATTGTTTAACAGAACATTACCGATATGTTAAAGATTTGACTAATAGTTGTAATGGATACAAAGGATTGTTGGAATATTATGAAAGAATGGAAAGCTAGACAAAGCGCATATCATTTGACAGCATCTTTATTCAAAGATGACTTGACTGATGTAGAGATTAATTGGCAACCCGACTTGGTAGTTGAGTTTGCTCTACAGCACTTTAGAGAGTATGTTGATGAATGGATTTACCCAGCCAAATCATATGTGGTTGCGATATGTTATGCCCATTGGCTCAATAGAGACTTCAACGAACCCTTCTTCGATGCACTCAACGATCCAGAATTGTTGTTCAATAATGATCCGCATTTCGTGCCTTACTGGCAAGACAAAGAAACCTATGATGAGATATTACACCAACTAGACTTCAATGAGAAACTTGGTATGGTTCCTGACATCTACGAATACTACAAAGAGGAAATGTTATTTGGACTTTGAAATAACAAAACAACTTCTGGAAAGCAAGCGACCAGACATAGCAGAGATTGAGATGACGTTGTTTGAAAACTGCCATCTCAATTGTTCTTTCTGTCATCACGACAAGAAGTCTACCGTAGGTTTGTCAAGGGAAGAAATCTTCTCTAAGATACCTTTGGTTGAAGAACATGTTATTAAAATGAAGAATAGAGCCGATGTCATACAGATCAATATGCTTGGCGGTGAGTTGTTTCAAGATCGTATTTCCGATTGGGCATACGAGGTTTATTATGACTTTCTAGTAGAAATTAAAAAGATTTACGATGAACACAAACAAAACATTAAAGTAGTTTGGGTTACTTCATTTCAGTTCTCGAAAAGAGAATTGGTACAGAAGTTGCTTGATGATCTAAACGCCATAGACATACCATCTCATATCATTTGCTCATATGACTTTGATGGTAGACCTACGAAAGGTCCGTATGCTAAGAACATCGAATACTTCGCTGATTACATTACGTCGATCAATATGGTTGCCACTACGCTGAGCATCAGAAAATTCATGGCAGACGATGATGAGTATTTTCATTACTTGTACGAGAAGTTCGACAACTTCTACTTTGATGATTACATTCCAGATCGTGGCTTCGATTATATGATACCCTCAGATAGCGAATATCTTGAGTTCCTTAAATTCGTATACCACAACTACCCAGATATCAACCCAATCAAAGATTTGATCTACAATGAATCAAATCACATGCATTGCCTAGCGCTAAATAAGGTTACTATCTTTCCTGACAACTCTACATCTAATTGTAGATGGGATAGATACGATCAACGTGATTTCAACACTGAGTACAAGCCAAAAGATAATGCTGGCATGATGCAAGCTTATATGGATGAAAACGGTTGTTTATCATGTAAGTGGTGGAATAAATGTGGCTTTAGATGTTACACTCAATGGGACTGGAAGAATAGAGAACGAGACTTACCTGACTGCATCATGAGAATGTGGTTTAATTATATGGAAAAAACTGGACAAAACTTAATTACAGGATTTGATTATGAGAAGAAAAAAACTAGAGATTGAAGCGTACACTTATGATAAAAGTGTTTTTGCAAATTTTAAATGGACATCTAAGAGTAGAAAGCCATCGTGGTGGAAGAACTTGGTTACGATGTACACTGTCTATAACTCCAAGTCTGGCATTATGGTTCCAACCCCTACTGTAAAAGCTTGCCCTGGCATTACCCAATACATGCAAAAAGCTATTGTAATGAAGTTGTGGTCTGACATGATTTTTAGGGTAACGCCTGATGGGAAAGTTTCATCCGCAAGCCCATTGCACTCGCATCAAGTTGGTACTGGTATGCACGAGCAAAAGCAGTATGGTGATGATCTATACCCAGGTTATGCTGTGATGAAAATAGAAGCCCCTTGGTATTTAAAAACCAAAAAGCCTGTAGACTTTATGAACTGTGAGTTTCATTATAGCGAAGATTTGCGTAAACATGGAATACTTGTAGCACCGGGGGTTCTTAACTTCTACGATCAACATGCGATTAACGTATTCTTATTGTTTCCTCTAAAAGATGAGCCATACGAAGTTCGACTGAATTATGGAAATGACCTAATGGCGATTTATCCAATGGAAGATGTTGATGTTTCTTTTAAGAACATATTCGTAGATAGCTTGGAGCAATGGGGTAAAATTAACGATTCATTCCCAAGAACATTCTTAGGTCGTTATTACACCAGGAAACGTACAGAGCGTTAATTGATGGTGCTTCATATAACTTAGCACACCCTTATCAATACATGTCATCATATTAGGACAGGAGCCACAGTTTTCCGTTTCACTAGAATAAGATAATTGTTCCATAAATTGAAACGATTTGGCTTCTGTCCATGACTCAATATCATTCTCATCTTTTACTTCAAATTCATCTGTGCCAATCAATGCTATGTCATATACGAATGGTGTCCAGAAAAACCTTTCATTGCAGTATGTGTAATTGAGTTCTAAACTTCCACCCTGTGCTTGATCTATAAATGTCTTAGGCATAAGATCATCTGCGAAGTCGTAGCTCTTCCATTTCTCAATTAAGTGAGCATGTACCTTACTCTTAGGCGCACGGAAGAATGATGGGTTTAACGTGAGGATTGAGTCAAATCTATCTTCAACTAACTTCGACATCTCAAGTACCTTAGAATTGTACTCATCATCATTGCCCATATTGTAGACCATGTAATAGTTTAGATCATCTGTGAAACCATTGAGAAGGCTTAACCTTTCCTCAACCCAATCCCAGTCTACTGGTGGTTGTAGGGCGATATTAACGTCATACATAAAACCATCTATTTTTGGAATACTATTCAATAATTGAATAACATCCGTTGAATTGTAATGTTG